TGCCAGGTAACCCAGCACGTATGCGTCAGTGTCTCTTGGTTTTACGTCCAGACGCTCGGAACCTTTGAACAGCAGACAGTCTTCTTCGAATGCGCTTAAACCTGTTACGGTTGCAACATCTGAAGATTTGATAGAAAACTGCTTTCTATCATACAGGGTGATTGCCTCCTTGAGGTCTCCAATGATGAATGGCGGGTATTTCTTCGTGTCAACGGTTACGTCGTCCAGTTCCTCATTTGGGATAACCTCAACCGGAATAACAGTTGCGCCAGCGGATAACTGCATCTTTGCAGGGTCTGCTGGATTTGGGTTCAGCAGCGGGCGCTGGTTGGAATCCTTTAACTCGCAAAGGGCCTGAAGCCCGTTATCATTTGTGATAATTTTTGCTCCGCGTTTGTATGCACTACCAAGAGTTACGTTGATTGCTCTTATAATGTCATCAATTCCAGCAAGAGTTGTGTATGTAGGCGCGGCATCGGATTCGCCGGTCTTTCCTGCATTGATAGCGTCAAGTACCAGACGATTACGTGTAACTCGTGACTCATCTGCCAGCCATTCAATGATTACGGAATTGATAGCCGCATCGGAATCATCCAGTAACTCAAAAGAAACCGGAAGATAACCGCCATATTTTTCAACAGCGTATTTCTGTCTGAAAAATTCCGGCTGCTCGGTTGCGGTGTATTTTCCACCCTCGCCAATCTTTGAAAAACCTCTCTTTTTCTTTTTCTTCTGGAATGTTCTCTCACCGGTTAAGGTGGTTACAGTCTCACTTTTTACTAACTGAGCCAGGTTAAAAGATGCCTCACGTAGTTTAATAATTTTTGTCTGGATATCCTCTGGAACTGTATAACCTCCATCAGTCTTTACACCCTCGGTCATAGTATTTCTAAAACCGTGTCTTGCAGCGTTAGCAAATTTCGCTTCAACGGTGTCCTCGGTCTTAGGTGCTACCGGCTTCGGATTTCTCGGTGTGTGTGTCGCATCCTCTGCATCCTTTAAATTTTTGAGGCTATCTCTCATATCTTTGAGTTCAGCCATTGCCTCGTTATACTCTTTGTACTTGCCTTCTTCAATCAGGCTGTCTGCAAGAGCGGCTTTTTCGTTGATTGCATCAACTAACTCTAAAATCTTCTTTTTCATGCGTTTCTTCTCCTTTCCCTTCCTTGGGATATACTGTTATATTCGTTCTATTTTTAATAGAACAGAATGGGCGCAATGAGCCCAAAAATATAGGCCGTTCATTCGGTCTTATTTATAATATGACAATTAAAATTACTAATAAAAAACGGCATTCTAACACACAACCAGCCATGTTATGTGTTAGTTTCTCTTTAGCGTTTTTAGAATCCCATTGCCGTCATATCCGCAAATAATCTTACCTTTTCAACTGCTGCCTTCATCTCCGCAACTTTTGCGGCGTCCTTTGTCTCCTGCTCGGTCTCTTCAGCGGCCTTTGCAGTCTCGGCTTCTGCCTTTTCTTTGTCGGGGTTTTCCTTTTCGGATTTTTCTTTTTCTGATTTTTCTTTTTCCATTGCATTTTTGATTTTTTCAATCATTTCCGGCGGCATTGCAGTATTGAACATAGAGTTTGTTATCGGGCGGTTATTATCTCGGATGATTTCATCTACAAAATGCAGTTCAACACATCTTTTTGCGCTTATCCAAAACTCGTCCTCGTCATTCATCCACCTCAAAACCTGTTCTTCAGATGCTCCGGTCTTATCTACATATGCCTGAGCGATTGCCTCATCTGCGGTGCTTAAGACCTTTGCCATATGCTCCATATCTCTATGATTGCCCTCCGCATATGAGGATGCACAGTGTATCATAAACCAGGCCGTAGAACTCATCCTTACAACATCACATGCGCATGCAATCATACTTGCGGCGCTTGCTGCCAGTGACTGGATTTCGCATATAGTCTTATGACCGGCCGCAGATGCCTTTTTCAGCATTGCATAGATTTCCTGACCGCTCATTACATCTCCTCCGCCTGAATTTACAATAACCTCTAACTCTTCTCCATCTTCCAAAGAGTCAATTACGGCCTTTACTCCTGCTGGACAGGTATAATCTGCCCTGAACCACTCATCATGGGTTCTTGCATACTCATAAATTCCGCCAATGTAATTTGAGGTAATCTCACCTCGTATATCTACTGTTTTCATTTGTCCTTACCTCCATTGTTGGTATTTTGTACAGCATAGGTAACCGGGATATACGCACTATTAACCAGCAGCTCGTCACCGCCCTCTTTATGCGGCATATCCAGAAAATCTCTTGCCTCATTTCGTGCATATGTTCCGCATTCAACGTAATTTCGCAGAATTTCTGACTGCGTCTTACTGTCGGTCCTCAGGATTGCCTGCTCATTGAATTTATAGTAATAGCCACGCTTGCACTCGCTAGGGGTTAAAACCTTCGCGTTTATCTCGTCTTCATACATTTTTAGTCTGTAAGAAAAATTTGATAAAAATGCAATACTTTCCGCCTCACTGCTCGCATATTTGCTGTGTTCATAATCATTCAGATTTGACGGCTTTATGCCGAATGCAGCGGCAATTTGCAGGGCGCTATATTTTCGCAGATTTGCAAAATCTGCATCCACCATTGACATATTTAACGGGGTAAGCGTTAATCCTGCCGGAATTGCGATAACCTTTCCGGCAGCTTTTGCCCCGGTGAGTTTGTCACCGTATTTTCGCTGTATCTCTTTTATCCTGTCATCGTCAAAATTTCCGGTATACTGCAGAACAAGTCTGGCCGTCATGCCATTTTTATACAGTGAATTTTCGTAAGAGGAAGCAGCCCCTGCCCCATCTATAGTCTCCTTTAAGATATCTCTTACCGGAAGACCAAGGATGCCATCCTTTGTGTACCAGGTCTTAAAATGCAGGACTTCATCATTTCTTAGCAGGTATTGTTCCCCCGTATCCGGGTTTGTGTACTCATAATAGAGGTTCCCGGTTGTACCAAATAGACCTTTACCCTCTCCGTTATCTACGTTATCTATAATGACATTGACGCATTCTGGACTCATAGGATAGAAGCCCTTTACTATATATCGGTATCCCATGCCCTTTGGCTGGATTGCACTATCCATCCATACGAATGCGTTTCCGTAGTGCTGGCAGCACATTTCGCAGAGTGTCCAAAAAATTGTACTGCTCATGTACTCATTCGGCCGCAGGGACAACAGCCTCAACGTATCTGTCATTGTATGACGCTGAATGCCATCCTTTGTCCTTTGATACAGTTTCAGCGGCATTTTCCCCAAAGCCTCAGACAATGTCTTAATACAGGTATAATATGTAGTCTGGCTGAGAGCATTGCGCGGGATATTTTCGCTGTCTATTCCAAGCCAATCCAAAATGCCCTTTTCGCTAGTTGATATATAACGGCCAGAGGACATATTTGAACTGTTCTCTATTTTCTTTTTTTGTTTCTTTTTCTTGCTCATTTTTTAGTACCTCCATTACAGGGCGTCCAAAGTCTTCATCCATGCATCCAGGGCGGCGTTTGCTCGCTGTCTGGTGTAGGCGTCCTGCTTGATGTAACGGGCAATCTTAAAGGCATTAATAATCGCATCAATGATATCAATTCGGCGTGTCTTCCGGTCCTTGTCAATCATAATCTTGCCATCACTGCTCTTTTCTACTGCATTCCGCATGCAGAAATTCAAAAGACTGTCCGGCTGATATAATACATGTTTCTGATAGACCTCCTCACGGAAAGCCTTGGTTGCCTCGGATAATCCGCCGTATGTCTGCGATACGTCAAAAACGTTATGTTTCCTCTCACTCAGCTCTGTCATAAAATATGCAGAATTCCACGGGTCACAGGCCCAGCCGTAAATTTCAAGCCCCAGTTCGTTAGCCTTATCTAACGCCCATAACATAATTTTCTTCTGGTTTACAATCTCAGAATCGGTTACGGATAGCTCGCCCTTCATCTCGCTCGCCGTATAGGGGAATTTATCGGTAATTTCTTTTGCCCGCAAAATATCTCTATTCGGAATAAAACTATGTTGCAAAATGATATATTTTGTAACCGGGGCGCCTTCCTCGTCCTGCTCGTTTTCGTCCTGATACGGAATTACAAAACAGACGCTCGTAAGGTCAATCTTCGCAGACATATCAACGCCGATAACACACTGAAGCCCTCTTATGTCAACTGGTAGCTCTTTCACCTCGCAGCGCTTCCACTTACTCATATCCATATAGGCGCCCGCTTTTGCCTGTACCCAGATATCAAAATTCTTTGTCAGACACATCGGCATATCTTCTGGAACCTTTAATGCCTTCTCGTATGTAGTACGGATTTTTTCAATACCTTCCGGGTATGTTGCCCTGATAGGATTACTCTTAATCCATCGCTTTTCATCTTTCAGCAGCCGCGGGTCGTCAACTTCTTCTTTGTCCTGTTCACAGATATCAATGAGATATTCTTCGTCTTCAATATCAACATCCGGGTTCAGTACATTTCCACAAAACTCGTATTCTCTGAAGCAGGGACCAAAATTGGTTCCGGCCGTGGTTATGACGCAGAGAATGGGCTCTTTCGTATTTGAACCGATACTTAAATCTACAAAATCAGAGGTCATATGGGCATGGTACTCATCGACCACAAGGCACGATGGGTTCGTCCCATCTCCCGAGCCGTTTCTTCCGTCATCTTTGCTGAGAGGTCTAATAAAAGAACC